AGACTTAGGGACTTATACAATAGAATTACAGTATCAAGTGTTATTTTTGACGCACCTATTGGCCCTGAGATTCTTACTTCAAGTCCAGAAGGTAAATTTCAAACTCAAATCAGAATAACATTTACAATTTATGAGGATCTTTAATTATGCAAATTGAATTTACAGAAGAAATGCTTGACGCTATCGAAGCTGTCAAGGGTGTAAGAGATCCTCAAATGTGGGATCCAAATTGTAAAAGATATATGGAGAGTCAACAAAATTTGAAAAAAGATGTAAAAAAGGCTGAAAAGAGTTAATATATTTATAAATATTTCTTTTTTTTGTCATGGCAGCTTTAAAGGGTGATGGTGGACAAATCAAATTTCACAATGCGGCTGGAACAACTGCTGCGATTGCTGGAACTAGATCATGGTCATTATCAGTTTCAAAGGATACTTTAGAAACTACAGTTCAAGGTAATACATCAAAGACATTTATTGGTGGTCTTATTTCTGGTGAAGGATCAGCAGAATTAATTTACGACAATGCTGGAAATAGTGATTATTTAGCATTTGTTGAAGATGTATTAACAACAGGTGATGCTGGTGACGCATCTTTTGAACTGTTCCCTGATAGTTCAGCCAGTTCTAAAAAGTTAGCTTTTTCTGGAATAATTACAAGTGCTGAGTATGGTGCAACACTTGGAGAAACACAGTTAGTAAACATTTCATTCCAGACAACAGGTGCAATAACCTCTGACATATAGTAAATTAAAAATACTTCGCATTTAATTTATGGCAGAAAAAAGAACACTCGACCTTTTAAAGGAATCATTTGATCTTTCTAAAAGGCGTAAATTTGACGTTAAAGATGATAACGGCAAAACTGTAGTCAGTTTATATTTCAAGGCCATTACAAGGGCAGACAGAGCCAGAGCAACACAAAGGGCTGGCAGTGATGATCCTTTAGTAGTTTCTACACATATGCTTTGTCAGTTGGCAGAAAATGAAGATGGAACAAAAGCATTTCACCCATCTGATTTTGTAATGCTACAAAATGAGTTGCCAGAAAATGTATTAAATGAGATTGAGTTGTTTTTATTTGGTGTAAATCAAAACGCAACCATTGATAACGTAAAGGAATCCTAAAGGGGGATAACTGGTTAAATTTTGAGTTTTTCCTTGCAACAGAACTAGGTAAGACAGTAAGTGAACTTAGAACACAACTCACTGAGGAAGAGTTGGTATTTTTTGCTGGATATTATGAGTTAAAACGTGAAAGAGAAAAAAAAGAGTTAGATGCAATCAAACGCAAATCGAGATATAGTTAAAGGAGTTATTGTTTAGTCGTGGCAGTTTCAAATGTAGAACTAAGAGTTGG